ACTTGTAAGAAGTCGTATCATCTGGAGGTATCCAGTCAAACGAAGCGTTGTCAGCAGCCCTTGCGTCAAAAAACGCCTCGATGGCATCTGCATCTGAAGTGCTCCTGTAAAGCCACTGCAAAGACCAAGACTTTGGATTTTGATTTAGGCCAAAATAAACCCTTTGCTCGTACCCATCACCGAACTGAGTCTTTCTAATCTTCGGAGCAGAAGACCTTGTTGCCTCAAAGTCTGGGCAGGTGTTTATCCCAAGAGTTGCGTCGTCAAATGATGCCATGATTGCTAAGCAAGAAGCCCTCCAGGTCGTTTCTGTTTAATCAGCTCGGCCTGAACGGCTGCTCCAATTACGTTACCAAGTTGGCTCGCAGATTGATTGTCGCCTTGAGCGCGAGTTCCAGATGCGTCAACATTAACAACAACATCACCAACGGAGCTACCCGAAGCCTGAACTCCAAGCTTGCCTCCTGGCCCCCGCTGCAAGGGAAGGATTGCTTCTGGACCAGCTTCGCCCATGATGCCAAAGCGGCCAACACCGCCGTTTGCATAGGCAAACATGGTGGGCTTATCAACGATGCCGCCCATGGCGAAGGGAACAAGTCCACCCTTGTCAAAGGCACCGCCGTTTTTCATGCGCAACCCGCCTCTGGCATCAATGTCTGCGAAAATATCGCCACCGCCACCGCCACCGCCACCAGGCAGCACACGAACGACCTGATTCAAAATCGCCATAACGATCATCTTCTGAATGATCTGCGCAGCCATGTCCAAGAAGAACTTAGCCGTATTGCTGAAGAAGTTTGCAAGCGCTTCTTGAGCTGTAGCGCTACCTGTAATAGCGCTCATGAATGAATCGGTGAATGCAGTGCCGATTGCATTTGCGGCGCCTGTGACCTGGTTGATCGGATCTAAAAGCTCTTCTAAATCTTTCTTGAGGGCTCTAATGTTTTGAGAAATACCTTCAGCAAAAGTAGGATCAATAGTCTGTCTATAAAGATCAGTAAGCTCGTCGGCATTAGGCGTACCTTGCTCTTCTAAGTTTGTCCTGTACCTAGAAATTCTTTCCTGATCGCTTACGAGGCCGAGCTTTTCACGCAAGCTAAATAACTCATCCTGAGAAGCTTTCGCGGCAGCCTTTTGCTCAAGAGCGCGACGCTGAGCTTCATCCGACAAGGCCCCCTCATACTGGACAAGAAGAAGCTTGTCCTGAATCTCCCTCTTAAGAGCAGCCTCTTGTATTATTGCGGCTTGATTTTCGTCGCCGATTGCCTGGGCGACTGCGTCACGATACTCGAACTCATTTTGTGCAGCCTGCTTTGCGAACTCAAGCGATATTTTTTGATTGTTTAGTTCATTTACTCTTGTGAAATTATTTTCAAACTGAGCCTTGCCAATCTCTCTTGAGTTCTCAAGTAGCATCAGCTCAATATCAAGAAGCTTTTCGCCGTTTCTTATCGACTCAAGCTGCGATTTACGCTGCTTCTTCTGCTTAGAGGCGCCCCCGTCTCCACCTTCTCCCTCAGCGCCAGGGCCAGGAAAATTAGTCAAACCAGCGGCAGCATCAGGCGCCGCAAGATACTTGTCAATTAATGTTTTGTAATTCAACGCAAGTCTTTTTACTTCAGCTTCGTCTGCTTGCAGTCGAGTTTTTAGGTCTTCGCGAGATTTCTCGTCAACGTTTTGAACAGCTATGCCACCGCCACCGCCACCGTACGTAATATCTGTAGCTTCCTCGAGGCTCCTAAGCTGTTCTTTGGTAGATTTAACTCGATCTCTAAGTATATCAAGATTTTTTGTTATGTCGTTTATATTTCTTTGCAAGGTTTGCTTGGTTGCAGCGCTCCCACCGATAGACCTAAAGAACACTTCTCCCTGTGGCTTTTTGGCCGTTGCTTCTAGGTCAGCTCTAGCTTTTTTGATTCTGTTAAAATAAGCGATAACCTGTTCGGCACCAATAACAGCAAAGGTAATAACAATCGGAGCCGCAAGGGACACAGCTAAGGCTTTAGCGGTCGCGCCAAATGTCGCCAGCCTCGTTTTCGCTAATGTTGCTTGTTGCGATGTTGCCGTAAAGCCAGCCTTGAGAAGCGCAAACATGGCGGAAAGTGGCCCGCTTAAAGCAGCGAACGCTTTCAGCGCAAGATTAACCGCCGTTAACTTAAGAGCAAAAGATGCCGCAACAGTTATAGCTTCTCTGTTGTCAAGAATAAATTTCAAGCCATCGCCTACAGCCTTGGCCGCGTCAATCAATGCTGGCGTAATATCCGTCAGAAACTCAGTAAAAGCATCCTGGAATTCGGCGCCAATTGGCTGCAACGCTTTGCCTACCTCTTGCCGCATCTTGTCGTAAGCGACCTGAAGTCTTGCGCCCGCCGACTCAGAAGAGTCGGCAATTTTTTGCGCTAACAATCCATATTCATCCCCTAATTCAACCAAGAACTTCATTAGGTCATTCAGGCCAACTTCGCCGTCTTGCAAAGCTTTTGTAAGCTGCGGCCCTGTCCTGCCTGATGCCTCAGCGATTTTATTGAATGTACCAGGCAATCTTTCAGCGATCTGGTTGATTTCTTCGGCTGAAACTTTGCCTTTACTGAAAATCTGAACCAAGGCGGTTACAGCACCCTCAACCTGCTCTGCCCCACCACCAGTCGCAATAATTGCAGAGTTGATATTCTTGAATGCAAGTTCTGCATCAGCAACTCCACCACCAGCGCCTTTTACGGCAGCCGTTAGTCGGGTGATCCCTCGAATCGCAACCTCTTGAGGCACGTTGAGGTCATTGGTGGCACTATTTGCTGCTTCTAGCGCACGATTGTATTCTTCTTGCGCTCCAGAGATGCCCTCAAGAGCAATCTTCAGCTTCTCAATCTGAGCTGCATACTCTGCATAGCCGCCAAGCTCTCTTCTAAGACCACCAACCTGAGCGCCAATAGCGGCACCAGCAAATGCACCGCCGGGACCGCCAAACGCAGTACCGATAGCGCCGCCAAGGAAGCCTTCAGGGCCACCAAAAATACCGCCAGAAATAGTCGCACCCGCTGCTTGGGCAAGTTGACCGGCGGAAAGACGCCTGCCCCCCGACCTCGACCGACGCGCTAACTGTTTGTCAATTTTGCTAATGCTAGTAACAGCTTGTTTTTCAAGCTTCTCAAAGTTTGCAGACAATGGATCCAGGTCCAGTCTGAATTCTTCAAGCTGCTGTCTGACCAGTTGAAGCTCACGAGTAGTTCCTTTCCTGAAGTCCACAAAATCCGGAAGATTGAATTCAGAGAATCCTCCTCTTAGCCGCTGCAAGTAAGACTCTTTTGACTCCGCAGAGCCAGGAAACATTGAAATAGGTGTTTTGCCTAAAGGTATTTTCTCAAAAGCTCTTTTCACCTCTAAACTCCCGCCTGCAAAATCAATCGCAGCCTCTCTTAATTTTTGCTCTGAATCAAGAAAACCGTCACCGGTCTTCTTGATCTTTCTGCTGAAAATATTTATAGAGTCAAACAGATTTCGACTTGATATTTCCAATCTTTCTCGATATTCCCTGCTAGATTCGCCGACCCTTGGGAACATGCCTTCAGGGGTTTTACCCAAAGCAATGCCTTCAAATGCCTGCCGAACTTTTCTAGAGCCTCCAGAGAATTCAATAGCGGCTTCCCTGAGTTTGCGCTCTGAGTCCAAGAAGCCGTCGCCAGTCCTGTCCAAATCACTATTAAATACATCAATAATGTCCGTTAAAGCTTGCTGGGGTGTTCTGCCCATTCGCGCCTGCTCAGCGCTAGCCCTCGAAGTCCCTATGCCAACAATTCCTTCATACAAAGGGCTGAGTTCTGTGCCAGAAAGCCCCAAGGATCCCTTTATCGCGATTGACCTTTGAAGAACTCTATTTCTTTGCTTAAGCCTTTGGTCGAAAGATTCCAACAATTTGTCGTTCTGGGCTTTTTCTCTAGACAGCTCTTCTGCGGCTTGCCTATCTTGAATCTCAATAAGCAAATCTCCCTCTGATTTCTTAATGCGAGCCATCTCAATTTTGTGATCCCTGGCGGCATCTACAATGCGGTCGTATGCTTGCTCCCAGGTGTCAAAAATGTCAGTGGTCGCCCTTACGGCCTCTTCGTTGACGATTTCATTGCGTGCCCTTTCTCTAGCCCGCTGCATCCCAGGCGTGAATTCACCGGCCTCAGTGCGCTGACGAATCTCTGCGGAAAATGCACCAAACCCAGAAGCTGCATACGACTCGCGAGCGCCTCCCATTCTCTGGCGAATCGCCATCGCTTGGAACTGCTCACCTGTCGTTACGCTGACGATTGACTGTTGAAGCTCTTTGTTCAGCCGGATAAGTTCAAGCGTAAGGCTGCGGCGGCGTTCATACCCACTTACGTTTTGAAGCTCTGTGTTTACCTCAGAAATTCTCTGCGTA